GTTTCGATTGGAAACATGCAAAACCGTTGGTAGGCTATCTCGATAGACTACAACGCCCTTGTTACGGCGTTGCGCGAGTGCGCACATCGGGGAGAACAGGCAGTTCTTTCCTTTGCTCGGAGTCGGTATTTAAAGAATATTTTGAATTAATTCAAAAAGATCAAATACTGACACGTGTTCATCATGCCGCTAGTGCCCTTCTTGAGGTTTTCTCCTTATACATCGATGTTTCTGATTGGAAACAACAACGATTAAAGAAACTCAGGTCGGACGTGGACTATTTAATTGAGTCGCTGATTCTGGCAGCTCAATCGGATACGATGGAAAAGAAACTGAAAGTCGACTTCGCAGGAATTTTAGCGAAATCGATGAAGAAGAAAGGGTCGTTCACTCCCTACTTCTTCCGTGGAACTCTTTGGAGAACTGTTCGTAATCGAGCCGTTTTTGCCGCGCACGGATGCGTGCAGGCGATGGCCTTTATGAGATCGATCTACGAGAGCAAGGGTTACTGGTATGAATTACCAGCGGCGCTTGAACTCTCAGCAATCAATGATCATATAACTCGATTCAGCTCCAAGGAGAGTGTGATTGGTGAAGTTGAACTGGACGCTATTAAGTTGGCGGTTGACATTGTTGTCCCGCCCGGAACCAAATATTGTCCCAAGTCTGTTTGTCCTACCTTCTCGGCCGGATTCGAAGCCCCATTAAAAACGGGTGGGAATCACGGGAAAGTATCTATTGACGAGCAACTTGTTCTTGAGAGTTTGGGCCCCGTCTTCGGGTGCACAGATCATCTCTCTCGAAAGCAAACGCTTCACTGTGTGACGGCCGCTTTTAATGAGAAAAATAGGATGGCCTATTACCTCATAAAAGAAGCTGGTAAGTTCAGGTCGATAACCGCAGGACCGGCGAACGCTTATACGGCGTTGCGCGGCCTCCAAGGTCAACTTCTGAAATTGTGGGCTTCCAAACCCTTCTCTACGATGACGTCTGAAGTAATTGAACGATTAATGAATCGCATTTACGATGATGAATTTGGCAATATTCATGAGGATGAAGAGAATCTCTATGTCTCCGGCGACTACGATGCTGCAACCGATTATTTAAAATTGGGAGCAACTATGTGTGCGTTAGAGCGGATCCTTCGTAACCTTGATGTTCCCTGGGACATTGCAATTGTAGCTCTCTCTTCATTCATGAAAGGAGAAGTCCACTATAAGCGTACTGTTTTAGGAGAAGATCGTGTTATCCAACATACCAATGGTCAACCAATGGGTCACCCCCTATCCTTCCCACTCCTTTGCATTATTAATCTCGCGAGCTATTTGATGGCCCGAGGTTTTAATGGCTCCATGAGTGTGGATAGAGTCCGTTCTGAAATATATCAATCCAAGATTATGATTAACGGTGACGACATACTTTTCCGAGGAAACGAGGGTCTAAAAACGAGATGGATTTACCATGCGGGCCAATTAGGCCTCGTGGTTAATGAAATCAAGTCTTATGACTCCTGTGACCAAGGTCTTATTAACTCG